CTCTGTAACAGCTTGTTTTACAATAATATCCCTAAGGTTTCCTTGCTTATATCTAAAGAACTCAGTCTGAAGTTGTTTCATCAACTCTTCTGGTTCCTTAGTAAGAGGTACTGCCATTACAAACTCTCCATTAGAGTACTGTACATGTTTAGCTAAGTAATTATAAAAAGGCTGTTTGTCTTTATCAGAGATTACAAAGTTACCAAGTTGTCCCTTTGATATATTCTCAGTGATTACTTTACTAAAACTATCTAAGGTTTCCTTCTTGACTTGTTCTTTTTGAGCAATCTCTTGTTCGTACTTTACTAATTCTTCTTTTTGAATATCCTTCAACCTAGTAAGAGATTCTTTAGACTCCTCATATAAATCACCTGAATCATAGATGTTTTTGATAAGTGCTTCGATACGTTTAGTACTAAGTCCTTGAGCTTCAAGATCTGCTCGAATCACTTGTTTCTGTACACCTTCATTCTCTTCATTATCTACAATCTTAATAGTACTATAATCAAGAGATTCTTGTTTATACAAACTAGAAGGATCAAGTCCTTCTGATCTCATGATTAGAGCTTGATATTCTTTAGGGTAATTAGATTTTAACTGTTCCTCAAAATCACTAACCTTTTTCTCAGAATAAGTTTCAAGTACTAACTTAGCTCCTTCAGGAGAATTAGGATCTATCCCATTAAATTCTACAGGAAGTTCATCTCCTGTAAGTGCCCATACATCTTCCCAGAAATTATCTTCTGATTCAACCTCTTTAGCTTTTTCAGTAAGAGCTTGCTCAAGATTCATACCTGGTTCCTCAGTAGACTCTTGTGTGGGAGTAGGTTCTATTGCTTTAGCAGGTCTACCTCTTTTCTTAGGTTCCTCTACAATAGGTTCTGCTTGTACAACTGGTTCAGGTGTAGAAGGTGTTAGAGCAGGATCTGTAAGTTGTTCCTGCTCATCTGGTGCTAACCAATCTGGTAATGTCGTTTCCATAGTGTGTGATTATTTATCTGATTTGTTTTTGTTTTCTTTAGCTATTTTCAGACTGACATCAGCTTTGTATTTATCTGTATCCGCTTTCAGTTTAGCGTGATTATCTTTCATTTTAAGTTCTTGTTCTTTAAGAGAAAGTTCTTTTTGTTTGATAGTATCCTTACTAGTTCTATCTCTTCTGTCCTCAAAGATCTTTTCTCTATCAATAGCTCTTTTCTGTACCTCATTAATATCTAAGATACCATTTCCATTTGAATCAGGATTTACTTGGCCAGACATCTTGATTTGTTCAAGATTCATAGCTAGGTCCCCTTGAATATACTCTAATTGTTCTTCTCTATCATACTTAGTATTTAATTTAAGAAGTTCAAACTCTTGTAGAAGACGTGTATTCTCAGCTTGCATTTGTTGTAACTGAGTCTGATGTTCTTGTTCACCTAGTTGTTGAGCTTCAAGCTGCTCCTGTTCCATACGTTCTATATTCTTAAGAACTTGTTTCATCTTAGAAACATTCTCGGAATCTATAATCTCAATTAATGTAGATCCTTTAGCTCCATTCTGAGCCATAGCTTGTAGAGACTGTTTGATTTGGTTTAACTTTTCTATTTGTTTAGAAGAATTTGTAACCTTAATTAAAAGATCTTCGTATGAGGATACTTCCGGATTAATATTAAGAAGTTCTACTCTTCTATCATCTGTGTAATAAATAGACTTCTTACCATCTACATAACATAGTCTTGATAGATCTAATAATCCTTGAAGTTCTCTTTGGATAAACTCCTCATGCTTCACAAACAAATCTTCTGTAATAACTGAAGAAGCATATATAGCATTATTTGTATTTGTAACTGTAGCAGAGGTAGATATTTCACCAAGGCGTTGTTCAGAAAAACCAATAGTATCATAACATTCCTTCTTAATCCATTCTAATACACCAATCATCTCTTTGATGTGTTGGTACAAAGACATGTCTAACACTGTGTATTGGTTAAAACTTCTATCTACACCAATCTTAGATCTATCAATAAGAGCAAATCCAAGTGTGTCAGCATAGTAAAAGAATTTATCTTCATCCCATTCAGCTTCATCAGGTATAACAGCTTTGTCTAAAAGAAGTATTTTATCCTTAGACTTCATTATCATTCTCTCTAGTCTATAAGTACAGATAACATAGAGTTTAATCCACTCTACCATTACCTCATAAATAGAAATATTCTGAGCATGTGTATCTGAATAACGTCTACCATTTACAGGTAACTTGCATTTAGAGATATTGTGAAGTTCGTTCCTCTGATAAGGTACTGGTCTGATACCTAAGTATACATCATTAGATAGTTTATACCCTTCCCATACTTCAGATACCCATTTCCAAGTAACAGATTCACCTAGTTCTTTATTAGGGGAGTAACCTTCTGCTACTAAATCTTCAAACTCTTGTCCAGTTTCATCTGTCCATTTTAGGAACCCTACTCTCTTTTGAGATTTCCAACAAACATAATAGATGTCTAATTTATCTGTAGATAGAGAGTTAGGACTATTGTTAAGTCGGTTGAAGAAATTAGATAATTGGAAGGCATTACTATGAGACTCTAGGGAATCAAGTTCCTTCTCAGTTATTTCATAATAGAACTTATCAAGTATCTCACTATGAGACATTATCATTCTAATAACTGCAAAATCTGCATCCTCTATGTAAGGAGAGTTATAAGAAGGGATTGTGTATAAATCAAGGGGAGAGATCTTCTGGTAAACAATTTCATCATCCTGAATATACTTAAAAGAATATTCTTCTCCTGCAAATACAAAGTCTTTCCACAAAGCTCTTGACTTCTCAAAGAAACTAAGGTCGGACATAAGTAGTGTAAGCATTTTCTGTGCTTCAATTGCTTCTGCATCCTGATAAGAAGCGTCAAACTCCTGTTTTAATTTATCCGGATAAGGAACTTCCTTCTTTTCTGCTTGTATCTGCTTAAATACTTCAGGATCTAAAGAGTTAATGAAATGTTGTTGTAGGTTTTGTGTAAGAGTTTGCCCTAATTTCTCTGTATAGTTGTTATAACCACCTTCACCTATCTTGTCTACAAACCAACTAAAGGGTCTTTTGATATATTCTCCAAGTAACTTTTCAATTACAGGTCTCCCTATATTCACCCTACGAATAGGTGCAGGTTGATTTTCATATATCGGATTAGCTGAGTTGAAAGGGTTGGTTACATATCTTGACCAATTCTCAGGAAATATGTTATTGTGAAGTTCGTATATAAAGGCCTTGTTATCACTAGTTGAATTACCAGAGTGAAAATTAGCACCTTTAAGATAATGATCTATATTTAGCTTACCCCATTCATTCTTATTCTTAACCTTCTCAGAGTAAGAAATTCGTTGTACAGGTTTGGCTCCAGAATTTTCTTTCATTACTGTTTATTTTAGACAAAAGTAAGAAATTAAATTAGTAATGTGTGAGCAGAGTGTCTCCCTGGATTATTAGAAAAGAGATTTCGAGAAAAGAAATCAGATTTAGACTTCTTCGTTTCCTTAAGTGTTAGGTGTTCTTTCTCCTTAAACATATACATGGCAAGTAACATCGAGGATATTCGATCATAATTTTTCTTAGGATCAGGATTAAACTTAGCTAACTCTTGCAATAAACCTAAATCATAAATCTTATGTACATTAAGAATAGCTCTCCCATCTCCTGTAGTACCTCTTTCCTGACATAACCACTCAGCTAAATACAATAAACCTATCTTCTTAATCTCTTCAGGCATACGCATAAAGAAAGATCTGTTCCTAGTATTCTTATCCATCTCCTTACCATGTAGAATATGGTCAGGTTCATATTCACACAGATGTAACTTATTTCTGGATTTGAAATAGTCTAAGAGTCCTTGTCCACCACCGGCTATCTCAGACTGACATGTAGCTCTATAATATTCAGTAAGATAAAGTACCTTCTCATAAAACTTCTGTACAAAGTTAGGTCTACCTACATACTTAGCTACAATCTTATTACCATCTCCATAATCAAAAGAAGGTTGTTTAATTACATAACATACTCCAAGTGATGTCCTGTCAATAGCATCGTCAATAGCAAAAGGGTCCACTACAGTGTAATATAAAAACTGTGGTATCTCACCAAGATGATTCTTTTGAGGAATTTCGTAAATAGTAAAGCATCCATCAAGATCCTCGTTGTTTTTATGCGGATAATGATCTATAGGTACTACGTCAGTCCTAAGTAAAAACTCATACCCATCATTAGTTTTCATTAAAGAACCATTCTGGATATTCCTTTGTACTTCTTTATTATGCTGGATATTCTTTATCTGTTCATTTATAAAGTAGAGAGCGTTCTTAAAGATATTATTGTGTACACGCTTAAAAGATTCAGAAGGATTAAAAGGACGTTCCGCAATTAAGAGGTCATAGTCCCTAAGTGCATTGGCACCTTTTGATTTTTTAGTAAGTTCTCTTTTTTCCTCCCATTCTTTTTTACTTTCAGTCCACA